GGAGACAAGTGAACTTATTCCGATTATCAACGTGGACATTGAAGTTGTTACTCGCGGTAAAGGCTTAAATACAAATCGTGCTGTGTACGTCGGCGCTAATCGAGATCCCATTCCTAGTGAGGTTCTCAAGTTGCCGATGTATGACATCGACGCCTATGCAAAGCCATTTCCAACTGATGCCATCAAGGATCTTCTCAAAGGGTTGGATTACAGCGAAGTTCTTAAAGCGCATGGTATTACTGTGATGCCTCGACTGATTGAAAAGGATTCGGCGTCAACCGATACTGTTTCTGCAGCAGCAGTTGTAAAGAAGGCTATCGAAAGTACACCTAGCAAAGCTGCTCCAGCGGTAGACACTTTGTTTGACGACTAAGTGATTGTGGGCGATGGGCGGTGCTAAACACACCGCCCATTTTTTATTTGGAGGTTGTATGGGTAGAGGATATAAGACTGAGTGTCCGCAATGCGGCGGAGACAATTTATATGTGACTCCAGACAACGGGATGGCTTACTGCTTTAACTGCGAGTATCGGTCGAGTCCTGAACAGGCTGACCGCACTCAAGACGAGCGTGGCCTTCCTTTTCAAGGGAGTGGTGAGGATCTAGAGGCTATACGCCGAGTCTACACCGACGCAGCAGATTACTACCACGCCTGCCTTACGCCGCAAGCCCGTGCATATGCGAACGAGCGTGGCATAACAGACGAGTCAATTAAGAGGTTTAAGATTGGTTATTGTCCAGAGCACCAGAACTACGACAGGCAGTTACACGATGTTTACGTTCGAGCTGGTCTAGTTACCACTTCAGGAAAACCTACCCTGGCCGAGCGTTTAACTTTCCCCTATCTAGATCCGACGACTTCACAAATCGTTGACATTCGTGGTAGATCCATGGATGGGGCTGATCCTAAGTATAAAGGACCATTCGGCACAACCTCTTCGAGAGGGGCTGGAGAGTGGCCGTTTAATGCCGAGGATTTAAAGGGTGACCATTTAATTACGGAGGGTGAGATTAAAACTATTGTAGCTAGCCAGCTTGGATTTAAATCAGTAGGTTTACCAGGAATCGCTGTTTGGCGTTGGAGACTTCGCTCTATGGCGCGCGGTCGGCAAACAGTTGTATTTGATTCTCAACTTCAGGCTAACACGCGTGAGTCTGTTTACACAGCTATCGACAAACTATCGCAGAAGTTGCCGAACCTATACATCGCCACACTTCCGCTAGGCAAGCACAACAAAATGGATCTTGATACTTATTTGTTGACAAAGGGAGCAACCGAGTTTAAACTCATTTTAGACAAGGCTTTGCCTTACAATGAGTGGGCAAATTTATTACGGAGGCCGTATGTATTACGACAAGGACGCTGAGTGGCGATTACTTTCCTCGCTAATGGCAAATCCCGAGAGTCTGCACATTATTACGCCGGCTTTATTTTCAGACGAGCGTAAGGATATCTTGCTGGCTATGAAGGAAGCCTACGTGCGGTACGGTGAGTGCTCTTACGAGGTGATGCGGATGGCTTTGGCGGGAGACGTGCCTGCTCAGATGCTTGTTCAAGTTTCGGTTAATCAGCAGGCTGTGATCGACGAGCTAGGCTTTATTGCACGCCGTCGTCAGTTATTTGAAGCTGCTAAGTCTTTAGACTTCGAGTCGAAGCAATACTACCCGAATGAGGACAAGATCGAGGACATCCTAAACTTTCCTCCGATTCTGCAGGCGCATGACACAACGCTGGTCCCTGGTGCTCAGCGCATGCTTGGCGATCTGAATAAGAAGGTGGACGGCTCTTACAAGTTTACGCACACGGGTATTAAGTTCTTGGACACTATGCTAGGTGGTGAGTGGTTACCGAAGACACTCAACATTATCATGGCTAAGCCCGGCACAGGCAAGACCGCGCTTATTGGCCAGTCCATGCTAGAGATGGCTCGCCAGTATGAAACGCGCTCGTTGTTCTTTTCGCTTGAAATGAGTAAGGAGCAGTTGATTAGTCGCTGGGTTGCATATCTGCTGAAAATGGACGCCAGCAATCTTCAGTTTGGGCGGGTTACAAAAGAGCAGGCGGAAAAGGTCGAGCAGGCTGTTATGTACCTACAATCGTTACCCATGTCTGTAATTGACGACCCAACAATTAATCTGTCGACTATACGGAAAGAGATTCGCGACTGTGCTCGTATCGGTTGTAAAGTAGTATTCTTAGACTATCTGCAGATTGTGCGGCATTCCCCCACTGCTAACCGAAACAATGACCTCGGTGAGGTAGCTCAGACTTTGAAAGAGGCTGCTAAGGAAGCAAACATCGCAATCGTCCTGCTGAGTCAAATGACAAAAGGTCGTGAAGGACTGGACGCAGTTCGGGACTCGGGTGAGGTAGCTCAAGTAGCAGACGCAGTAATCGAGATGGCGCCAATTGACGACCTTTCCGATGATCTGGGTAATCGGGCAATTAGTCTTAAGTTTCATAAAAATCGTAATGGGAAGCTCGGAGTGAGCACGGTGATATTTAATGGGAGTACGCAAAAGTTCAGCAGTCAGTAAGCCGATAACAAGCCCCCAAGCCGCAGAGCAATTGAAGGCGGAGCGCCGTGAGCGTAACCGCCTCAATCGCCAGCGAGCTAAGACTATGGAGCGTAGAATTGCTAAGTACCTAGGTGGCGATCGAACTCCTCAATCAGGAGCCGGTAATAGCAAAGGTGACGTTACCGTGCTGTTTACCAACCGACCCGGTAGGTATGTGATTGAGTGCAAGCTCACCGAGCTTTTTGATCGTCACGGGCCGTCAATCACAATCAGTAAGGCCTGGTTAGCGAAGATACACCGAGAGGCTCAGCAGATGAACGCAGTTTTTGGAATGCTTGTGTATCGCTACCACGGAAAGCCAGACGATTTTGTGCTGATTAGGACTCAGGATATGCGGAAGGTGCTTAAGTCTCCTGTAGAGGCAGCCAGCGATTTAAGCTTTGATAATCCAAAGACCAAGACATTTGCAATGCCGTTAGCACGTTCACTCGTCTGCAAAGAAGGAACTGGACTAACTTGTGTGACAATTGACTTCGTGCTATATTACCTCATGACGCTAGAACGTTTTAAGGAGTTAATTGACGAGGTATGAAACCTAAAGAGTTTCCAGAACAAGCACTGTTAGCACCATTATTGGGCAATGATGTCATCTTGAAGTTTGACGGACTTGAGTTTCCTACTCGGTTACTAAGCGCTGAGCTTCAGAAGCTGACTGGGTTAGCTAACCCGCCAGATAAAAGAATGAATGCTGAGGGTAAAATGTATACTCCTAAGTGCCTTCGTCTCGTTTGCGAGGCGGGGGCTCTTGTGGTGTGTATTGAGGATTACAAGTTTGTAGCTGTACACAAGGGTGTTGCTTTTATGTTTGACTCGTATACTTTGGAGGTTCGTCTTGCAAGTTAACATCGTAACTACGACTACGGGTTTAATGGATTCGCTCGCAGCTATTAATGTGCAGTTGACTCGTAATCCACGGCGTATCCTAGTGGATACCGAGACTACTGGACTGGATCCGAGACAATCGATGCTTTTACTTGTACAGATTGCGACGTTTGAAGAAGTCTTTGTGTACGATTTTACTCAACTACCTGTAGAGTTGATCAAGGAGTTCAAGCCTCTTCTGACAGACTCGACAGTCATCAAAGTGTTCCAGAATGCCAGCTTCGATATAAAAGTTTTCTTTGCGTTAGGGAAATACATTGTTGATCCTATTCACGATACGCGCGTTGTCGAGGCATTACTTACAGCGGGTATAGTGGGGGTGCGTAACGACTTAGCGAGTATTGCTCAGCGGCGGTTGGGGGTAAGTTTAGATAAGTCTATACGCACTCAGTTTACTGACGGTTCTTTCTCAGGCATAAGCGCCGAGCAGATTGAGTATGCGGCTAAAGACGTAATTGTACTCAAAGATATCTTTACGCAGCAGATTGCTGAAGTTAAGCAGCATTCCCTGCAGCAACCCTACCGGCTTGAGTCTAAGCTAACGAAAGTTGTAGCCATGATGGAATACTTTGGTATGCCGTTTAACGCACAGCATTTAAAGGACATGGAGCCTACATTCGATACACTAATTAAGAATGCCGAACGCATGCTTCAACGTATGGTAATCGAAGCCGGTGTTGCCGAGGAGATCGTATTTACTCGCGATGGATACTCGGCTGTAAACACGTCGTCTACTCAACAGATGCTGAAGTACTTTCACGCTGTGGAGATGGACCTGGACAATCTAAATGCTCAGACAGTGACCGAGTGGGATTTTAAGAATCGCAAGAACGCTAAAAATCACACGGTCAGTACGTCAATGTTTGACGAGGATCTGGTAGAGTCTATTGAGTCTTATGGGCGCTACGACAACTACAGGCTCAATTCTTATGCGTTTCTTGTAGGGGCTCGTAAGCTTCAGTCGACGTACGTTCGCGGGCTACAGGAGATGGAAAACCCTGTAACTGGACGCATTCACTGCACGTTTAATCAGATTGGGGCTGCAACGGGCCGGTTTAGCAGTTCTCGTCCGAACCTGCAGAACTTACCCTCCGATCAGAAGATGAAGGATCTGGGCATTCAACAGAGTATACGACACGCATTTGCAGTCAAGGGCGAAAGTCGCAGAATGATTATTGCCGACTACTCGACCATTGAACTTGTTATCATTGCCGACGCAAGCGGGGACCAGGGTCTCATCGACAATCTTGATGATCTGCACACGTACGTAGCTAAGCATGTACTCAAGGTAGAGGACATCACAACGCAGAACAAGAAAGAGCATCCCTACAAAGTATGGAGAGAGGCAGCTAAGATGGTTAACTACTCGATTGCTTATTCCGTAGGCGGTGATAACCTAGCTAAGCAGATGACGATCAAGCTTGCCCCTGTGAATGCGAAGTACTCACCGAAGCAGGGAGAAGCAATCATCGAGCAGTGGAAGGCTATGTTTCCAGATGCCACGCAATGGCTTAAGAAGAGTGCACGTTCGGCGGTCGTTAACGGTTGGGTAGCTGATAGTTACGGCCGGAAACGCTTCTGGAATCGGGATGACTTTGCTATGAAGTGGAAGAAAGAAGCAGCGGAGCGCGAAGCTTCTAATTTCCCGATTCAGGCCCTGTCTGCTACAATGGTTAAGTTGGCACTTGTGAAAACCTTTGAACGGCTTGATATGAGAAGGGCGGTGATTGTCTCGACAGTTCATGACGAGATTATTGTAGAGAGTACGGCACAGTATGCGGAAGAGGCTCGTTTAATTTTAAAGGAAGCTATGGAAGAATCCGCTCGTGAGGTTCTCCCCAATCTAGGGAGTACAGTGATTGTCGACCCGGCGATATCAATGAAGTACGATAAGTAAAGAGGGTATTATGGATTTAGTGATTGCACCTCGTATCTGTATAAGTCGAAATCCCGATGCTACAGAGCAAGACAAGTTTAAACAATGGGTCTGCACTCTTTACGTACGTAACTCGATTGACATGAACGACTCGGCGTTCGACGTTTTTTACGGTCAGAGTCCTCTGGCAGTGTATGGTAAAGCTCTTGTAGCTTTGGATTCGTTTTTAATGTCTCCCGAGTTTATTTATCCGTTATTAGAGGAGTATGCTAATCGTGGCTAAAAAGTTGAATTTAGACGGCATGGACTTTGGCGATACTCCTAGGTCGTATCAGTATTTTCCATCGTCTATACGCTCGTTAAATCGTGCTATGGGCAGCTCAAAGGGTGTACGTGGCGGGACTATTATGCAGTTGCTGGCTGAGCCGGGTCACGGTAAGACCACGTTGGCGTTGGACTACGTCGCTCAAGCACAGAAGCGCGGGATCAAGGACGTTAGCCTCACAATTGGTAAGAACACCCGCATGATCAATGCACTGTTTGTCGACTTGGAGCGTACGTTTGATTCCGAATATGCTAAGACAATTGGTGTTGACGTGTCTAAGTTACTGGTCTACCGACCAGACTACGCTGAACAGTGCCTGCCGCAAATTGAGTATTTTCTAACTCAAGGTATACAGGTAGTAGTCTTTGACTCTGTTCCAGCTATTGTTACCAAAGACGAGTTTGAGAAAGAAGTAGACGATCCTGCACGCATGGCAGGGGCTGCTAATCTGCTGTCGCGTTGGATAGTCCGCTTGATCGGTCCTGTAGATAACGCTGACGCTTTATTCATATTTATCAATCAGTATCGTGCTAATCTTTCTCCGATGGCCAGATCGGAAAAGAAGCCGTTTGGTCCTCGATCACTTCGGTACTTTAGCCGTATTATTCTCGACTTGGTTAAGATTCGTAACGAAGAGGACAAGTCGCATATTCAAGCTACGATATCAAAAAACAAACAGGCGGCCGAGGGTCAAAAATGCGATTACCTTATGCTTAAAGGTAAGGGTCTTGCTCCAGCATACGACCTTATGTCACTTGCTCTGGAGTATGATATAATTCATAAGTCAGGGGCGTGGTATGAGTACCAAGGGCAAAAAGCTCAAGGTCTCGACAACTGTGTATTGACTTTTGATTTGGAATCCATAGCCAGTCAAGTTGACAAATGCTTAGAGGAGGAACTCGGTGAGTGATTTAGAAACGTGGGTACAGAATTCGCCCGACTACTATGAAGTAACTCAAGCGTACAAAGGCTACGGTCGTTTGAAGCAGATGATTATACTTAAAGAGCGAGACATTGAGCGCGTTGAGCAGCAAATTGCTGTAGAGGAAGATAAGCCGCGTAGTAACGTAGCTCGGTCTCGAAAGATCCAAGAAACTTCGGCACTGCTCGACGAACTTGCAGAGCTTAAGGCTCAGTTTGCCGAACATGAGGCGTATGTTAAGTCTCTAGAGTATCACAAATCTATGTTTGCAAGCGCTGCATACACCATAAAGATGCGGTTTGACGCACCGATGGGGAACGAGTAATGAATAGTCTTCCTGAATTTAGTGCCTCGCGCTTTAATCTTTATAAGACTTGTCCGAGGTTGTATAAGATGCAATACAAGGAAGGTCTTGAGGGAAACAAGCATGTTTATACCGTAATGGGTTCAGCCCTGCACTACGCTATCGAATCTTATTACGCCGGCAAAACAAACGCAATTCCTCTTTTCTCTTCGTACTTCAACGAGGCTGTTGCCTCGGCAGTCGGAAGCGAGCGAGGTCTCGTAGCATCTAATCTTATCGGTAAGGCCTCTCAACTTGGTCAGTCGATTCTCCGTGAAATGAACTGGGATCAATTCAATCCGACTCACCTTGAGTACGGATTTAAACTGCCTTTTCCTTCAGAAAACCCGCTTGTTCTTATGCGTGGTTTTATCGACATGATCACTGACGACGAGTGCATTGTTGACCATAAGAGTGGTAGTAAAAAACCAACTGCAACCGAATTAGCAAACAATCCGCAGTTGCTTATTTACGTCTGGGCTTACGAGCGTTTGTTTGGACACAAACCAAAGGCAGTTTACTGGCATCATCTACGGACACTGGAATTGGTAGAGGCCAAGGTAATGGTCGACTATGACGAGAAATTAAAGAAACTGGAGGAAACGCTAGTGCACATAATGAATGATACCGAGTTTGAACGAATCCCTCAAGGGTATTTCTGTAATCGTATCTGTGCTCATGTTGAGCTGTGCTGGCCGTCAACAAATTATGAAGAGTCGCCTTTTACTACGTGAGGTTTTCCGTGACTGGTTTGCAAACCGGTTAAGCGACGAAGACCGAATTAACATTGAGATGGTGGTTGCCGCAAACAGCCACTTTCTCACGGACAATCACCCGTTAACATTGAAGATACTGAGCGATTGGTCTTCGGGCTACTTACTACACGAGATTGCACAAAGACACAATTTGCATGCAGGTGTAACTAGAGACATACTTAAGTTCGCTTTTGAACTTCTGGGACGCAAGCTTGATATAGACGATGGCAGTGTTCTTCGAGAGGTACCGGCTCAATTACACATGACGGCGCGCAATGTGTTTAACGCTTACTATGATACGTTTACAGAGCTTCCAGAAAGAGATCTGGAATAACTAAGGAGCAGTGATGAAGGGTATTTATTACAGTAACGGCAGCTATGGCATTCGATGGTGGGACAAAGAACAGAAGAAAATGGTGCATGGTGGTCGCTACCCTACACAGCAAGAAGCTGTTGAGGCCTTAGCCAAGCGCACGAATGCCGAAGATGTTCCCCTTATTAAGGGACCTGATGTCTTTAAGTACGACGCAAGTGTTGCCGATCGTATGTGGGAAATGGCTGCCGAGGTTTACGAAAAGAATAAAAAAGACCAGGTTGCTAAGAAGAATCAGTCGATCCATCTGGGCAACAAGCCGACAGGGATAGCGTTCCTATCGGATCTGCATCTGGGCAACTCAGGGACTGACTACGGCGCTATCTTCAAAGACACTAAGCTTGTTGCAGATACCCCCGGAATGTACGCAGCTTTTCATGGTGATGGTATCGACAACTGGATCACTCCGAAACTACAATCGCTGCAGCGCAACCAGGCGGTAAGTTTCCAGACCGAGTTGATGTTGTTTCGCCGTTGGCTTGAGCTTATTCAAGAGAAGTTACTGTTGGTTGTCAGCGGTAATCATGACAACTGGACGAGTAAGATCTCAGGTGTTGACATTATCCCGAGCCTGCTTGAGAGTACAACAATTCTGTACGACCCTAATGAAATTTACGTGGACATTTCGTGTGGATCTCACTCTTGGAACGTTTTGATTCGCCACAAGTGGAAGTACAGCAGCATCTTCAATCCAACCCACGGTATCGAAGTTGGCTTTGACCGACTGTCACGGCCTTTTGATATTGGTATCGGAGGCCATACGCACATTGGCACTTTGTTCCGTCCGTTCTATCGGCACGGAGAGGAGCGATTGGCGTTGCTGACTGGGGCATACAAGCGCATTGATTCATTCTCAAAAGAAATAGGCTATGCGGAAACGGCAAACAATGGGTGCGGCGCCATTATCTTTATGCCTGACGGTAAGATGTGGTATAATTCTGACTTAGAGGTGGCATGTAACTACCTTACTTACTTACGAGGAGAGCGATAGTGGATACTTGTTCTGTGTGTCATGAGTACTTGGATCAGTGCATCTGCGACGACTACACCGTGTCAAGGCGTGATTCTTATCGTGTTCCGGATCAAGCCGAGCAGGAGAAAGAGCGACGTAAACTTGAAGAATTTGAGATACTAAAGCGACATCATTACGGGCAGGTGGACCATGAACGCAAACATTCCTAAACTTATTCAGGCAGAGCTAAAACAGGCTAAGGCTACTCCGGAGGAGTTGGCTGACTTTATGGGGGTTTCTATTGAAAGACTGGAGCAAATTCTTAAAGGATTGCATAAGCCTTCTGTTTCTGAAGGTATTGCGATTGCTCAATTTTTTGACCTTGAGCCTATGTTATTTTTAGGAGGTAAGTAGTAATGTTTTACGGAACCGCCAAGATAATTGCAGTGACTCGTCCCGAGGGGGAGCTTAGTGATTTAAGTCTGGCTGAATTTCTTGCCTATGTGGCACGAGTCAGTAA